ATCGCCGGATCGCCGCCTGCCACGTCGGTTGCGGTGTTTCGCGCGCGGTCGTACCAGTCGGCGTTGAATGCGCCCTCTTCCACTTTGCTGAGCGCCGCCTGGCGATTGCGCGAGAGCTTCTGCGGGCTGTCAACATCCGCCGGCGCGCCGACGTACTTGCCTTCGGGCGTGCGCTTTAAGTGATCGCCACGCAGCGCCATGCGCTGCGCTTCGGCGTAGTCGGAGACGTTGTCAAACACCGCGCCGACGGCCTTTCGGCCTTTCTTGCCGCCCTTCTTCGCGGCCATCATCAGCGTGCGTGGTATGCCACCCGCAACGGGAACCATCCCGAGCGTTGAGAGTCCCATACCAAGCACGTCGCCTTCGCGTCGCGCGCGTTCAAAGTCTCGAGCACTAAGCGCCTGCCCGACGCCAGGCAAAAAGCCCGCGGCGATATCGACGCCCATGTCGGCCAGATCTGCGTCGTCGCGGTTGTCGAGCGAAGCGAAGATCCCCGCCCGCCGGCGCAGCTCCTCAATCATCGCCTGGCTCATGCCCATCCCCTTACTGGATTGCTTGGCGTTTCAAGTAAGATTTTTGCGATTTTATTAACATCAAAATCGCTCATGTTAATGACACGCACATTAGCGTGGAAACCGTCAACTGGTTTCATCTCCGGCACTTCGCCGTCGTCGGTCTGCAATACCTTGCCGGTTGGCTTGTAGATCGCGCCGATCACATCCAGAGCGTATTTATGGCCGTCCGTAACGTGCCAGCCTTGGTCGCCCTCGGTCACAACGCCTGCCGCCTCTAATACGTCGTACAGGGCTGTGGCGTCGGCTGCTTTTAGGTAGTAGTCGTTCATGCCGTTAAAGCCTGCAAAGTGCTGTTAGGGAGGCGCGTGGGGTAGAAAGTAATGCGTTGAACCCATTGCTGCCTTTGGCCACCGCCACTAGCAGTCCACGGTGCATTGCCGATTGACAAACGAACTGCGCTAGTTGGAACTGCTCCACTAGTGTCGGTGCTAACAGTTCCCCCATTTACACAAAAAGCAAAATCATCTGCTTTTACTGCCAACGCTTGCTGAAACGCAACACCAGCAGTCGGAGTAAAACTTACCGATAAAGCAGCAGTTTCCGACCCGCCGCTCCTTACAAACGCAAATTGGTTTGGTGCAGTTCTTGAAAAATACGCAGTATCGTTAAATGAATTTCCTACTCCTCCATAAACGATACCATCGTTATTTATTTGAACTAGTGTTTTATGGAAAATCGTATATTCAGCGTTGTTGTACCACGACGAGAAATTCGTCCCCGTCATGCTCGCCACATCTGCGTTGCGAGTCAGAGCGGTGGTGGTGGTGGGGATCACGCTCGTTGCAAATGCGCCTTGCTCTAGTTGGGGCAGGCCGATGCGGAGGGTGATGTCAATAGCGGCGCCGTTAGTGGTTGTGTAAACAATGTCACCGCGAATAAATGCTGTGCTGGCACCTAGCGTTGCTGAAAAAGCCGTTCTTTGTGTTGAAAGACCTGCGCTAGTTGGCGTTAATGCCTGACTCGTTGCTCTTAATTGAACCGGCACAGAAGAAAATTCAGTAATGCGCGCAGACAATCCAGTGATATTGGTTAATGCGCCTGCAACAAGACGAACGTACAAACTCTGCGCCCACACTTGGCTTGCAGATGCGCTTATCCCGCCAACAGTTTCAAATGTGGTCAAAATTCCTGTAGATGACGCAGATGGCGTGCCGCTTATTCGCAAGTCAATATAAGAAATTCCGCTTTCTGTTCCAATTGCAACAACTTCGCGTGTTACTCCAGAAACTTGTGAATCCGCCCAATTCGTCGGCAACGTCCCCGGCGTACCCGCTACCGCACCCACCATCGTGTTGTTACGGATGCTGTTGGTACGCGCTTCCTCAATGAGCAAGCCAAGCGGCTGTAGCGTAGAGGGGTTGTAGTCAAAGCGAGGGGCGTAGTAGGCCGCAGTCGTCGTCGGGTAATACGTCGTCAGCGACGAGGTGACGCCGCCTTCCATCGGGTTTGCATTTAATTGCGCGCCCCAGATAAAGATGCCGGAAGTGCCGTCGCCTGCAAAAAACGCTGATTCAGCATTTGCGGCTGAAATTCTAAAAACCATCGTTACGCTTGCAGTTGCCGCTGCAGATATTTGGCACCTGTACCAGCCGTTTCCAACTGCGGTTATAGAACTAGATACTAAAGTTCCTGATGCCGAGACGCTGCCGGCGCCAGTAAGCGTAAAAAATGCCTCGCCACCTGCAAAGCCGCTTAAATCTGTGTCAAAAGACATCCGAATTTGCGTGTATTCAGAGGCTTTTGCGTAAATGCTTTGCGTATAAGTGATGCCAGAGAGTATTGCGATGTCTTGCCGGACAAAATGAGTGCTGTTGTCCGTGTTCGGGATAAATTTATCGGCTGTTGTTGTCCCATCTGGCGCTGTTGTTGCGTCAGCACTAATTGAACTTCTAACCTTTGACCAAGAACCACTAGAAAAGTCAGCCGACTGCAACCACAAATTATGCTTTGCGCGTACCAGCGTACCCGTGGAGTCAAACAGCGTCGCCTGACTGCCGCGAGTGAAGGTGATGCGCGGGTCGAGCGTCGAAGTCGTCGTGAAGTCGAGCGCTAGGGTGCCGCACGCGTTCTGCGGATTCTGCAAAAAGTAATTCAGCGCAGACGATGCAGTCGTGATCGACGCGTCAAACTTTTGAGCGGCCGGGATCAACCGCCCGCTGATCGGCGCCGCGGGGATGCCGTACAGGTCGCACATCGCGTGCAAGTCGCCGTTGAAGTCGTTCGCGCAGCCGAGAGCGTTGCGGATCGACTGCTGCAATGCGCCTTGTAATGTCTGTATCGTCATCGCTTACCTCATGATCGGCGGCAGCTGCGGGTTGGGCTGCATTACCGGCGAGCCCATCGCAGAGCGCATCGAGTTCAACTGCAGCACCTTCTGCTCGGCTTCCGCTCGAGTGTTGAGCGCCTTCGCTTCGCGCTCCTTGGCGCCGGCCATCTTCTCGGCCACTTCGGCCTGCTGTAGCGGCGAGGGCTGCGGGGGCTGCATGCCGGCGTGCTGCATCTGCGCGATCGCCTGGTCGAGCACGCCCTCGATCTCGCCCGAGACGCGAAACTTCGACACGCTCCACTGCAGCAAGCGCAGCAGGTACGGAGCCGCGCCCGGCACCGACTGCGCCATAGGCGCAACCTGCGAGATGAACGCGCCCAGGCCCTGCATGAATTGGACGGCGGCGTCCCTCTCCGCCGCCCAGTCCATTGCGGCCATGCTGTCCGCCTCGACCGAGATGCGGTATTCAGCGAGCTTTTCGTCCTTGATCAATTGAATGGCCGATTGAGCGTACGCGGCGTCGGCAGTGCGCATGATGTTCGATCGCGTCGCGATCGTCTCAGGCTGCCAGTGCTTGGAAATAATTTCGGCTTTGATGCGCAGCGCGTGCGTGATCCACTCGGCGATGTAGAACTGCATCAGCTGGATGCGAGTCGAACCAAACTGCGCTTTGATCTGCTGAGCGGTCGCCGTCTCAGACGCGCGCGAAGAGCCGCGCATCACATCCGAGATGCCAAGCACTTCGTAGATCTGCACCGTCTTGTCCTGGCGGTACTGGCGCAGACGATCAATCGCGTTCACGACCGCCTCGATCGGCACCCACTCCACTTTGCCCTTGATGCCGCCCGCTTCGGCAAACATCGCCCAGTTGTCGACCGGGATCAGCTGGTTCTCAGCCGCCTGGTTAAACATGCGCTGAATGCCGTCGGCAGACTTGTCGTACACGCCCACGACCTTCGCCGCGCGTGTGAGCCAAGTGATGCGAGTATTGATCTCGTCGAGCTCGTTGAACTGGTCCTCGGCGAACACATAGTCCGCGCGCGGCATGAAGTTGCTCGAGGTGAGATTCGCCACGAGCGGCTTCGGGCAAGGGAAGAACGAGTCGAGCGCGAGCGGGTCGTCCTTGTAGTCGAGAATGATGTCGCAGTTCTTGGCAAGCCAATAAACGCGCTTGTCTTCCTTGTTCCAGATCTCGAACACTTCGGCCTTCGACCACACGTCGTTGCCGGGCTGGCCGTCGTTGATATCTTTGGGCTTGGTGCTCGCAAGCGGCACGATCTTGGCGATCTCTTCGCCAAATCGCTTCACGAGTTGGTCCTTCGTCATGTACACACGACGCGCGACCCAGCGCACCTCGCCCCAGGTGCGAGCGGGCGACCAGAAAAAGTCCTTCCAGTAGATGTAGTCGACCGGCGCGTCTTCGTTGACGATGCGCTCGTACGTCGACGCCGGGGCAATCTCCTCACCCGTGAGCGGGTCGATCTGCGCCGGGATTTCCTCAAGCGCCGTTTCGACCTCGTACCGCAGCCAGATCTGGCCCATGCCGACGATCAACCAGTCCTCGATGCCCTGCCGGATCGCGGCGTCCCACGCCGAGACGTTCTCGTCGAAAGACTTATTCAGCAGCCGCTGCACGATCTGCCCGGCCA